CGGCGCGCCGCCGTCGGTCGAGGACGTTCTGGCCCAGCAGCAGAAGGGCAGCGGCATCGACGGGCAAGCAGTCGAAGGCGGCGTGGCTGCGGCGGCAGGCGACGCGGCTCCGGTGGAGCCGGCGCAGCCTGAGGCTCCGCAGATCGCGGACGTGTCGCTCAACGGTGCCCAGGTCTCCAGCCTCTTGGAGATCATCACGCAATACAACGCCGGGCTCCTCACCGAGATGGGCGCAAAGGCGGTGATCGCCGCAGCGTTCCCCGGCATCCCTGTCTCGACGATCAACACGATCATCGCCGGCACGAGCGCGACGCCGGTCGTGGTGCCGGATCGCCCGTCAGAGCGCGAGGCTCCTGCCCCGCAGCCCGAGCAAGCCTCCGAATCCCGTGCCGAGCCCGGCACCGTCGCGGAAGGCGACTTCGTTTCGTGGGACTCTTCGGGCGGTCGTGCCCGCGGGCGTGTCGATCACGTCATGGACTACGGCACGCTCGACGTGCCCGGCACCGACTTCGCCATTGAGGCGAGCGAGGAAGACCCGGCCGCACTCATCACGGTCTACGAGGAAGTGACGGGCGGCTGGCGGGCGACTGAGACGCAAGTCGGTCACAAGGTGGCGACGCTCACAAAGATCGACGCGCTGCCCGAGCCGCCGCCGGTTGAAGAGAACGCTTACGGCAAGCCGAAGCGGAAGCCACGCAAGCGAAAGGCGGACGATGGCGGCACGGTATGACCACATCGACTTCACGCCGCCGGGTGGCGTGCGGGAGGAAGCACAGAAAGGGCTCGATTGGCGAAGCGAGTTCGGTCGCGGCGGCACGGCTGTCGGCATCGCCCGCGCTCGCGACCTGTCCAACGGCACGACAATCAGCCCGGACACGGCACGCCGCATGAAGGCGTACTTCGACCGGCACGAGGTGGACAAGCAAGGCGAGGGATGGAGTCCCGGTGAAGACGGTTTTCCAAGCAACGGGCGCATCGCCTGGGCATTGTGGGGAAGCGACGCCGGGTACGCCTGGGCTCGCAAACTCGTGGAACAAATGAACGCCGCAGACGAGGAGAACCGAAGCATGAACATCGAACGACGCAGCCTTTACGAAGAAGAATCCGGCACGCTCCCGCTGCTCCGCATCGAGAGCCGCAGCGAGGACGGTGGCTCCGAGTCGCGATGGATCGTCGGCTATGCCGCGAAGTTCGGCGTCAACTCACTCGACCTCGGTGACTTCCAAGAGCGGATTCACCCGGAGGCGTTCGGCATTGTCTCGGAGCGTCGCGGGCGTAAGAAGCCATTGGAAACCAGAGCCCTCTGGAACCACGACGCCAACTTCCCGCTCGCCCGGTATCCCGGCACGCTGACGATGAGCGTGGACGACGTTGGCCTGCGGTACGAGTTCCCGGTTCCTGACACCACCTACGGCCGCGACCTCGCCAGCAACATCGAGGCGGGCATCGTGAAGGGCTCCTCGTTCTCTTTTCAGGTCGCCCCCGGCGGCGAGTCGTGGAGCATCGAGGACGGCCGCAGTGTTCGCACCGTGACGCGCATCGACTCGCTGATCGACGTTGGCCCGGTGACGTTTCCGGCTTATCCCGACGCCGACGCCAAGGTGGCAAAGCGATCCTACGACGCATTCCTGCGTTCGCACCGCGAACGGCATCTGATCGCGACCGCCAAGGCATCCGAACTCCGCGAGTACCTCAAGAAGCATGGCCGCTAAGTCAGGCGACCCGTGTCCGCAGTGCAAAGCGGGCAAGTTGCTCGTCGCGTCGTCGCAGCGATCCGGCGACTACCAAACGCGGTATCTGCGCTGCGTGCGGTGCGGCTGTACCGACAAACAGATCGTGTCGGCTACCGAGGTACGTCGGAAGGTCTTTTACTGCCCTGCGTCCTGAGTCTGCATGGGTCTGGGTGGCGACCCCTAGTGTTGACCGTAGGCGATGCGTCCGCATCGCCAGAGTCGTACTAGGAGATTTCCGCCGTGGACAAGATCAAGGCACTGCTCGACGAACTGGCCGCTGTCGTCGCCGAAATGGAGACGATGACCGAAGGCGAGGGCGAGAACTCCGCTCCCATGACCGAGGAGCAGGAAGCGTCCCTGCGATCCCTGGAGCAGCGTGCCGAGAAGCTCCGCGAGCGGATCGAGTTCTTGCAGCGCGTCCAGGCGAAGAACGTCGAACTGCGTGCCGTGCTGGAGCGTGCCGCTCCTGCCAAGGCGATCGAAACCCCAGAGACGAAGGAGCCGGCAGTGGAAAACCGTCACTACGCCGTGCCGAAGGGCCACGGCCCCCTCAAGGCGTTCTCCGGCCCCGACGCCTCTGAGCGTGCCTACCGCGCCGGAATGCACATCAAGGGCTACGTGTTCGGCGATGCCGAGGCCCGCCGGTGGTGCAAGGATCACGGCGTCGAAAGCCGTGTGCAGGCCGGTGGCGTCAACAATCTCGGCGGCCTTCTCACCAGCCCGGAACTGTCGTCAGAAATCATCAGGCTCGTCGAAGAGTTCGGCGTGTTCCCGCAGTACGCGAAGCGCGTCAACATGAACTCCGACACGCTCGTCTACGCTCGTCGCACTGGCGGCCTGACGGCCCGCCCGGTCGGCGAGAACGTCGAGGTGACGGCAAGCGACGTGACCTTCGACAACGTGGAACTGACCGCGAAGATTTGGGGCGTGGCGAACCGCACTTCCAACTCGCTGCTCGAAGACTCCGTGATTGACCTCGCGGATGCCACGGCCGTCGAGACGGCCCAGGCGTTCAGCGAGGCTTTCGACAACTCGGGCTTCATCGGTGACGGCACGCTCACCTACCACGGAGTGACGGGCGTAACGGTGAAGGTTCTTCAGTCGGCCTACTCGGCGAGCGTCGTGACTGCGACGAGCAACACGACCTTCGGCGACCTGACGATGAAGAACTTTACCGACCTGCTGGCTCGGCTCCCGCTGTACGCCCGCAACCGGAACGCTCGGTGGTACATCTCCCCGGCCGGCTGGGGTGCCGCGATGCTGCGGCTCGCCATGCTGCCCGGCGGCTCGACCAACGCGGGCGGCAACTCGACCGACAACGTGGCGGCGGGCTTCGGCGAGACGTTCCTCGGCTACCCGGTCACGCTCGTGCAGCCGATGCAGTCGGCTCTCACCGGCACGACCGGAACCGTGGCGGCTCTGTTCGGCGATCTGTCGCAGGCCGCGATCTTCGGCGAGCGTCGGGCCATCTCGATCAAGACCGCCAGCGAGCGGTACATCGAGTTCGACCAGACCCTCACCTTCGCGACGACCCGCAACGCGATGGTCGTCAACGACCTCGGCTCGACCACCAAGGCTGGCCCCGTCGTGGCCCTCAAGTTCGGCTGATCCTGACACTCACCCCTGACCCGGAGTACCTGACCCAATGAATCACATTGCTGCTACGAAGAGCGTCAGTTCTGCCGCACTCGCCGTTACGAGCGCACAGACGGCCTCGCTGGAAATCGACACGCTCGGCTTCGAGTACGCCTCGATCGACGTAATCTTCAGCCCGTTCACGGCTGCCGTCAATCCGACGACCGCCGCCACGGTGCTGCGGATCGCTCACAGCGACTCGACTGGAACCGCAGCCCAGACGAACATCACGGGCTTCGTCGGCGGCACAGACTTCACGGTGTCTGCCGGCAGCACCGCGACGAGCGTCCTTGGCTACTCGCATCGGTTCGATGTCGACCTCCGTGGCAAGCGGCGGTACGTGACGGTCTACGCCACGCCCGCCTCGACCTGCGGCGTCGTGACCACGGCTCGTCTCGGCAAGGCCGAGGCCGGGCCGGTCGACGCATCCGCGAAGGGTGTCAGCACGCAGGCCGTCGGCTGATTCGCTTGACAAGGCCAGCACAGTAGACGGCGGGGAAGGCGTTTGCCTCCCCGCCGTTTCTGTTTTCTGGAGGAAAAATGCTCATCAAGGTCGGCGACTCGTCCGTGGATATTCGCTGCGAGGCCGTGCTGTCAGGCCCGCGGTTTGGTCCGCTCATCAACGTGTTCGGCTTCATCGAGGCGATGATGCCGCTGCACATTCGCCCGACGCTCGGGCAGGGGGCTTTCTGGTCACAGGTGCTGACGCGGATGCTGGAGAAGTTTGAGCCGACTACGGAATACATCATCACGCTGGATATGGACTCCTTCGTATCCAAGGAGAACATCGAGCATCTCTTTGCGATGGCGATGACGTTCCAGTGTGACGCTCTCGCTCCTCTCCAGACCAAGCGGGAGGACGGCAGACCGATGCTCACGCTGCTCGACACGCTCGACAATCCGCCGGCAGGCGGCTCCACGCAAGTGCCTCGCGAGTGGTTCAGCGAGCCGGTTCAGCAAGTCGACACCGCGCACTTCGGCTGCACGATCATCTCGACCGCCGCCCTGCGGCGCATGAAGAAACCGTGGTTCTACGAAAAGGCCGATCCGACCGGCAGTTACGGAGACGGCAGAACCGATTCTGACATCGGATTCTGGAGGCAGTTCAAGGAGTCGGGAAACCGGCTCTACATCACGCCTCGCGTCGTGATCGGTCACGGAGAGTACGTCGCCACCTGGCCCAGTGCCGACCTGAGCGGGCCGATCTACCAATACTGCAACGAGTGGCAGGAGACGAGAAAGCCGCCGAAGGCTGCATGGTCAGTGGGTGAAAAATGAAAATACGGATGGCGAAGGCACACGGTTCGTACAAGCCCGGCGAGGTCGTCGACCTTCCCGAGCGGCAGGCCCAGGCGTTGATCGCGTGGGACTACGCGACCGAGGTGCGAGACACGCAGCAGACGTTGATCGAGACGGCGAGCATCGAGCCCGTAGCCGAGCGGGCCGAGGTCACGCCCCGGAGAAAGCGAACGTGAGGCGATACCGAAGCCTTCGGCGTGCAGTCGTGAGCAGCACCGAGCCGGTGACTGTCGAAGAAGCCAAGGCGCATCTTCGCAATGACGCAAGCGATTACTGGGACGACGAGATGATTGCGTCGTACATAATCACGGCACGCGAGTGGACCGAGGATTACATCGACCGGGCCGTTGTGACGCAGCAGCTCGTGATGAAGCTCGACTCGTTTCCAGACGAGATCGAACTTCCTCGTCCTCCGGTCGTTACATCTGGCACGGCGACTGCCGTGACGGTGACGTACACGACCAACGAATCCGGTGCCACCGCTACGCTCTCGACGACCTCGTATCGTGCCGACCGTGATTCTATTCCCGCGGTGCTTCGCACGACCTACGCCGGATCGTGGCCGAGTCACATTATTGACCAGAACTCGGTCACGGTCACGTGGTGGGCAGGCTACGGCTCCGCGCCGCCGCAGCGAGTCAAGACGGCCATCCTAATGTGCGTTCACGAACTCTACGAAAAGCGCGGTGATGCACAAATGCCAGACGCCGCCAAGCGGTTGCTCGATACCGTCTCGTGGGGGTCATACACATGAGCGACGGAAACCGCGTCAATATCGACGTTCTCTGTCACGACACGAGCCGTCCGAGCGGTCTCAAGGTGCTTTCGCTGACGAACAGTTTTGACGTCGACGACTACTCTAGCATCGCATTTGTGCAGCGTACCGCTGGCACCGCAGCCGTCAGCATTGATGTGAATACCGACTTTGAATATCGCAGGGCCGACGGGTCGATTCCAAGTTTTGAGGGAGTTAGCGCTTTGATATTTCGCTGGAGCGGCGAACAATCGCGTGCCGTGTCAGGCATAGAGTCGTACTCGCTGAGTTCCAGAAACAATGTCGCGTCGTTTGCTTCTGATTGGCAAGGAACGACTCTCGACTTGTCCGAGTGCGCAAGCACCGGAACGTACACGATTATCGCATTCGGGCAGGGATAAGCATGGCAACCAACGGCAGCATCAACGTCTCCGCGTTGTTCCACGATACGGATGGCACGACAGCAATCAACGTCGTGTCGCTGAAGTCGAGTACCGAATACACGACGGGGAAGGTGGCGATCATCACCGGGACGGCCGGAACGGCACAGACAAATATTGCCTTAGGCGGCGTCTACAAAAACGCAGCAGGCGAGGCAGTAACAATCGGCCAGATTCAGAAAGTCTTGTATTCATGGAGCAACCAAGGTATTCGGATTCTTGAACTCGTAGACGTTGATAATACAGTGCTTCGTTTTTTATCTCGCAATAGCGAGGTCGCCGCGGGCTCTGCTCAATACATCGTCTCTGCCCGCTTGACTGCTTCAACTCAGAACACAGGCACCTACACCATTCTGATCTACGGCACATGATCGACGTCGGAAAGCTCCGCGAGCGAGTAACGGTGCAGCAGGCGTCCGAGACTCGGAACACTCTGGGCGAGACGCTGCAAACGTGGAGTACGTATTCGACCATCTGGGCCAGCGTTGAAGGCGTATCGTCACGAGAGTCGCTCTTGGCCGGGCAGCAGCAGATTTCAATCTCGCATCGCGTGCGAATGCGTTGGCTCGACGGCTTGACGCAGAACATGCGACTGCGATGGAGGAATCGCACGCTCGACATCATCAGCATTCTCGAACGCGACAACCGTCGCGAGCATGAACTGCTCTGTCAGGAGACGATCTGATGGCAGTCGCTGGCGTCCGCATCCGCATCCTCAACGACTTCAAGCCCGTCATCGACGAGTTGGGGAGAATCTTTCCGCCGAAGTATGCGGCGAACGAACTGGCGAGGATTCTGCGAAAAGCCGTTGCGCCGATGGTTGCGCGGCTGCGTCAGATTACGCCGGTCGGCCCGACCGGCAACCTCAAACGCGCCGTGTCGTCGAAGATCATCCCGTACCGCGCCGACGGCACTGCCCTGGCACTCGTTGGCTATACGCGAGCAAATCGCCGCGACTCTGCGAGTGCCGCGGGCGGCTCGGTGCGTGCCGGCCCCGACCGGGCGTTCCACCAGTGGTGGCTCGAATACGGCACGACGGAGCGCAAGATCGCGACGCCGAAGCGCAGGCAATACCAGCGGCGAAGCCCGACGAAGCCATTCGCTCGCCGCCGAAACGGCCAGTACGAACTCGTCATGGGCAAGGGGGTATTGCATACGGTCACGGAGCAGACCGAGACGTATATCGCGTCGAGCTTCAACAGGCTGGGGCCGTTTCGCATGATCCGGCAGGGCGGCGGCGACGGTCGCGTGCAGACCGATCCGTCCTATCCCAATGCGTTCTTCAAGAAGTCCAAGACGCCGATCCAGATTCCAGCGACGCCTGCTGGCGGCGTTGCCGGCCGCCCTCC